GTCCCATCTCAAGGAACCATGGACCGAGCGTGGCGAGCACAGTGTGAGCGAATGTTCGAGGTACAATGATTCCGGCATCATCACCGTTATCAAAGACTCTAGATGGTAGGTGGTGCTCCTTACAGTATTCGTAAAGCATACCACACATAACTAATGCATTCCCCACAGCGGTGTTCATATCACCACTAGCTCTCCGCCCCTTAACCCGATACCTAATCACCCCGTCTTGGGTGACAACAATGCCCTTGTTGTGAAGCTGTTGTCGCAACAGCTGGGCAAGCTCATCTCGGTGGACACCGCGGTACAGTGATAAGTAGACGCTGTGCTCCCATGAGAGAGTGTATGGTTTAAAGTGCTGGTCATATCTATTGGCATCAATGATGATCACTGCCGGATTCGGCACTGCGTCGAACGAGTCCCGCAGTGCCTGTGCAGCATCAACAGCATTGAGCCCCTTAATGACTGTTCTTCCTCCACACCCCATGAGTCTATCAATCGAATGATACAAATGCGACTCAAGGGGTTTCAAAAATTTTCCCACTTCCACATTGAAGCGAGGACTTCGAGGTTGGATGAGCCGAGGAGCGGGGTCGGTTTTGGCCCCACTGAGTAACACCTTCTCCCCCTTGACAAAGGACCTCAAGTGACTATCCACGTCACTCAAGGGGTCATTCCTCAGGGACTCCACAGCATTGGCGTATATTGTCCGTCTGCGCCCCTCATACAAACCCACGAACTGAGCATGGGTGAGAGGGGCCCTTTCGGGCATTATAGCAACCAAACGCTGACGAAATCCACGGAGTCGACGGTGAAACACATGAGCGCGGCCAGCGGGGGGTTCCTCAAACCGCCCACCTCGTTCTACGAAGTAGACACGCTCATACACGGCTCTGATTGCGTTGTCCAGTGAGTTGTTGTGTACTATGCACTGTATATCTGGACAGAGTGGAACTCTATACACAGTGCGGACACGGACAGGGTGCTGCGTACGCTTGATTGCGATCGGGGCATATGGGTATGTTCGGGGTCGTGAACACATGCCCTCAAGCAGCAGTACCCGGTCCTATCGGGATGGCCTCGCTCCATCGTACAGCTCGCGACGCTGTACGAGGGGATTGACTCCAAAGCCGTAAAGAGGCTCTGTCATAGACATCTGGGATATGATGTCATCATCTGACGGGGAGAAAACCCAAGGTAGGACACGGGCGATGATGCGCGGCAAAACAGTAACCTCAACTGTCCTGAG